CTCCTCCTCCCATTGGAGAATCATAACCCATATATTGTTGAGGTATTACATCTTTTTCTGGAATAGCAGAAGTTTCAACAGATGACGCACCACTCTTCACATTTTTGTCTCTTTGCTTAATAACTTTCGCAGCAGCTTCTATCTTAGTTATACTACCATCATTATTAGCATCTAGACCTCTATTTGCTTCGTATCTTCCTTCAAACTTCTCATTAATTGCACCCTTACCAAAGANAACAAAGTCATCTGGTTTACCTACGGCAACAGGGAATAATACACTCATGTATAGATCAGATATATCTCCACCCTCATCACCTAAACGACCTCTCAAATTAGTTTCAAAATGTTTATCAACATATTCTAACTGTTCTGATCTAGACATCTTAGATAAGTCGTCTGTGCTAGTTCCCAATCCCTCAGCAGTAGCAGGCGTGAACTGTATCAAACCAGTAGCGCCTGATCCTGTTTCTGGCGTACCATCAGGACCTAAGTTCTTCTGTGCTGGATCAAATGTACCACCAGTTTCAAAGTCCATCATAGCGAGGATATCATTCTGTGGAATATTGTACTTCTCAGACAAATCAGCTATACCTGACATGAACTTTTCATCCCCTGCAACTTCTGGAGGTAGATCATAAGTCATTTCTGATTTAGGTTCTACCTTATCACCCATCATTGTTTCAGTTGGTGTAGCTTTAGTTAAATGAACTGGAGTTACTTTTTCACCTTCTTCATTAACCTTTTTATCAGTAAGTTCTTCTGTAATCTCNTTGTCTTTCTTGTTTGCAAAAGGATTCCTTAAACCTAACCATTTAGGTCCCAAGTATCCATCATCCTTCTCAGCACCAATAAAATCCCTAACGGCATTTACTGCATCAGAATTATTAATAGCTTTTGCAATCTCTTTTGTTTTTTCTATAACTTTATCAGTAGTATCTGTTATGAAGTTCCATAATCTTTCTACTATACTAGGTCCNCCTCCAAACAACTTACCTTGTTTAGACAAAAAGATAAACTTGTCAATAGCTTCTTCAAAGGCATCAACATCTAATCCTTTTTTCTTTCTACCAATAAATTTTCTAGGATCAGGTTTTCCCTCACCCTCTTGACCCTCTTCACCCGCTTCACCCTCTTTTGGTTTTAGTTGTTGCGGTTCTTCTTTTTTCTTTGAACCTATCTCAGATTCTTGTTTTGATGTTGCCTTCTTGTTATCATTTGCACTTTCGTTGACATTTTTTAATCCATCATCTACCTTTTCTTTTTCTGCTTTTAGATCTTTTCTCATGGCACGTTCATCGCCACCATACTGTTGATTGAGAACATCCGTTGTTGATGCAGCTTTAGCTTTACTCAACGAACCTCCTAAAACTACAGGAAGAAGCAAAGCACTACCTAGTAAAGCTTTACTAAGTCCTCCACTCTTCTTACCAGAACTGAAGTTCCTCGCAAACCTTCTTGCTTTCTTTAAAGTGGATCTGCCTGGAATATCACCAGTTATACTCGTACTGGTAGTTCCCATGAAACGAGAAAACCTTGATATGACACTCTCTGCCTTATCTACAGCACCCTGAGCTTTCTTTTTTACTGTGGCGATTGCTGCTTTACTCATTACATTGCATCTATTATATTAAACACGGATCTAGAATATTGAATATGAATGTTACTCATATCAATAGCTGGAAGAATAGGAACTACATTCTTTGTAGCATTTTGTGTTCTCTGTATAGGCGTTGATCCAGCTGTTCTTTTCTTATCCTGTGCTGGTATGGGAACAGGAAGTATTGTGCCACCGCCAGCACCACCTCCAGAGGGTTGTATAGCTGGTTGAGCAATATCCTTAGATATTTCTAGTTTAGCATCAGCCTCAGATGGTGCTGGTTTTGCCTCACCAAGAGGGGTTATCGCACCTGATTCACTCGTTGCACCACTAACTTCATTGAAGGCATCCTTATACCCCTTATCGCCAGGTACATAAGTTATGTTTCCTATTGTAATTTCATTACCAGTTCCACCAAACTTTTTATAATTTTTGATCTCTTCTTTCTTTTTTCTAAATGCTGATCTTCTGGGTGAGTCTCCTTTAGATCCTAAGGCACCTCTGTTTCCTTTATCACCAGACTCTCCCTTATCTCCCTTAAGAAATCTCTTGAGACCATCTACACTTGACCCACGAGAATCAAAATCAAACATATTTCCTGTAGCAAAGTCCATGAACCCAGCAGCGACTCTCTTTAATCCCTGTGGTTTTTCTTTTTCTTCAGCTGGTTTTGTTGTTGATTCTTTTCCTCCCTTGTCATCAGGTTTCTCCTCTCCCCCCTGAGTTGGAGTGATAATCATCTTACCACCCTCTTCTATCTTCAATATGGCGTTGGGAGACCCACCCATAACCTCCTCTTGTGGTTCTACNTTAGATTCAGTTGTATCAGTNGTTGGATCTGTTTCATCTTTCTTTACTTCTTCTTGTTTATCCTTCTCTGGTTTGTCATCTTTTCGCCTACGTTTCCTCTTCTCTATCATATTAAGTTCAGTTTGGAACCTGTCTATGATCTCATTGAATTTATCTCCGTCTATCTTATCTGCACCTTTTTTCTTTTGAAGTCTTTTCTTTATTGCTCCAAAGGCTTTCCCTGCAAGCATACCACCAGCAACGAGAGCACCAGCACCTAAAGCCATTTTACCACCAACTGCAGCAACACCCATCGCCGCTGGCGCTGCCTTGAACGCCATTGCCAGTAATCCTACCTTTGCAATATTCTTTATCAAACCTTTGAAGAATCCACCACCNCCACCTCTCGGTTTGGCCTTGGCCATCTTAGTGATAAGATCAACAATTATACCCTTAGCTTCTTTTAAAAACTCTAAGTTCCTCTGTAGAGAGTTCTTCAATCCNCCTAAACCAGATGCGAAACTGTTCAATGAGTTCAATCCACCATCAAATATCTTTCCTAGAAGAGCGTTAGGATCGAATTGATTTACCTTTGATGTTACAGACTTAGCAATTTTAGGAACAAGAGACTGAACTTTGTTTGTTACAAGTTTACCTACCTTTCTTACGCCACCTTGTTTTAGATCTGGTCTTATAGGTTCTAGACTCTTAACATTTAAGAGAGAGTTCTTTCCTTTTACCTTACTCTGTTGTAGACCTTTTACTCCACTCTTGACACCTTTAAGTAGACCTTCTTTTTTTCCCTTTAAAAATTTGCCAGGATTAATCTTCTTCGTTGCCTTCCCAACATTTTTTAAGATAGATCCAAATTTAGCCATTTTTGATTTGTGCTTCCCTAGCTTTTTGTTTTAGATTTTCTTCTTCAATGTGTAATCTAAGTAATCCAACATAGATATCCCTTTCCCAAGGCGGCATATTCTCAACTTCTGTTAGGGAATATTTATGGAACTGCATGAGAGCAAAATTGATTCGGAAGTATGTCTCAAGATTCATATGAGACATACCTAAGCGAAAAAATCCGTTAGCCCCTCTAGTATTACAGTGTTTTCTTTCTTGGTGTTAGGATTGACTACTTTTATAGTATGTTGTAGTTTGGGCATAGTTTCAAAGAACTTTTCAATCTTTGCAAACTGTGCTGATGTCAATGATTCGACCCATTCTCTTAGTTCTTTTTTAGTACACTCAGCTGCTGCGAACATGTCTTTCTCATTATATACCATGTCAATACATGATGCTATGATATCAAATGACTGGTCAACAGCGTCCTCATCATCTGTAAAATTATTTTCAATAAACTGAGTAAGAGAAGGGTACTTCATCTTAACAGTATATCCATCGCCAATTTCAATATCTGTAGTATGTTCCTCTGATGTAATGACTTCTATATCATTGATAGGAACATTGACTGAAACCTCAGTCTTTCCGTCATCTCCACATGTGATAATTAGATCTATTGATTCACCAACAGACTTTCCACGAATATTCAAAAACAAATATTCAATATCAAAGGCAGGGAGTTGTTCTACCTTGATCCCTCTCGTAATTACACAGGCTTTTATGACCTGTTTAACTGCGTTAGTGATCTCTTTTTGGTTTCCACTTTCTAAAGCAAGTATGAGTATCTTTTCTTCTCTTACCAAAAACGGTCTGTACTTTACAGTCTTTCCGTTTGAAGGTAATACCAATTCATGCTCAGAGGTTGTAATCTTGGGTAAAGGCATAATAAGTAATTATTCTTTATTATTTAGAGGGGTTTTACGGCCTCCATTTTAACATCTATCTTACCATAATAGACTCCTAAGAATCCATTTGGACACATAGTAACTGCTTCTGGATGTGACTCAAGAAGTTCTTGTGCCAATACTCCACGATATCTCTGTGATTTACCAATGTAATTCCATTCATAAACATTGATACCAGATGGTGAGTTACCTACCTTAGTAATATTTTCTTTGAGTTTCATATCACTCGCCATAGGACCATTTTCTTGGCCAGCTGGAGCAGTATTTGCAACTTTAACATTCAACTTATTATTACCATCACTAAGTACTTCACCTTGCCTACCAGCCTCAGCATTTGCTGGATCACTGCGATCTGTTTGGGTATTGCCAACTTCTGATTGGTTAGTTACTATGATATATCTGTCATAAGCAAATTCTACTGTTACTTGTAAAACTGTTGAGTTCTGATAAGTTAACGCTACATCCTGTATAGATGTAGGAAAAGCATTTATAAATTTATAACTTATCGCTTCTGGGTCGAACGCACCATACTTCTTATTCATTTGGAATCGATCTTCATCACTGAATACTCGTACGAATGGATTGTCATTACCCTGTTCTTCTTTTGGAGTAGTNGTATAAGTGTTTAATTGAGATTGGGTTGCACCCACATTCCTTTCAAATTTAGTAATGGTTAAACTTTTCTTGTATTCATTTGGATATCTGAATCTATGAAAAGAATTTGAATCGCTTGCATGTGGGTATCCAGATGTATATCCACTAGTAAGTCTTACATCGTTAGCACCTGATCCAGTAAAACCAGCTTTGTAGTATAGTGGGTTCATGAAATTAATCCACTCTTGGAATAATCTCAAAGAAGCATAATCCGATGGAATATAGTAAGTTATAGCAATATCATTATATGCCCTCTGTGTAGCAAATCTTTCAGTTATACCTTGTCTACTTCCTTTTTCCTCTAAAACAGACATCGATGTCCCAGGCAATATCGCTTCTGTTGCTAACAAAGAATATCTACGCATAGCGTATGGAGTATTAAATACTCCACATGATGTCAACCAATTTTCTAAACTCTCTTCAGCACCGTCTGAATTACTAGTTCCCATTGCTAAATCTAAATTAACAATATAAAAGCTAGAAAGAGATGGCGCCCCTAGTGCAGTTTGGAAATCTTCTTGAAATGCAAGATCAAATTGACCTTTCTCAATACCATCAGGCGTTGTGCCTGCATTAAATGGTCTTATCTTCTGAAAATAATTCTTATTCGTCTGTCTATCTATTGCCATCTAAATAAAGTTATGACTTACCATACTATGTATATGGCTTATAAGGGTAAATTTAAACCAAAACATATAAAAAAGTATAAAGGCGATCCCACCCAGATCATTTATCGTTCTCTTTGGGAAAAAAAGTTCATGGAATATTGCGATTTAACAGAGAATATAAGTCAATGGCAATCAGAGGAATTTTTCATACCATATAAAAATCCTTTAGATAGAAAAGTACACAGATATTTTCCCGATTTCTTTATCAAATATCAAGATGCAAACGGTAAGAAAAGGTCTGTAGTGATTGAAGTCAAACCAAAGAAACAATGTAAAGCCCCACCTAAGAATCCAAAGAGAAGAACTAAGGCATGGGCTCATGATGTACAGACATGGGTTATTAATCAAGCGAAGTGGGAAGCAGCAGAACAATACTGTGCTGATAGAAAGTATGAATTTAAGATCATGACCGAAGACGATTTAGGTATTTCACATGATCGCAGAAGATATTAGACAACAGGCCAGTAATAGAAACAGAAGTGGCGCATGGTATGTTAATGCACTATCTAATGCCCTATCAGAGGTACAGAATCCAGATGTTAGTACACAAGATACTGGAGGAATATCTATTGGTGATTTATTTTTCTTCTCATATAGTCCATCTTTCCCAGAAAGATACGAGTTTTGGGATACTCAACCNCTCGCAGTAGCACTTACTTTCTATCGAGATGGGTTTCTTGGATGCAATTTACACTATGTAAATCCAGATTATCGTGGTTCCGTTGCNATGAGCTTACTAAATAGCGGTGGCGGAGCATCCGTGCCTAAAAATACCATACACAAATATCTGTATTCTGGTATAGGAAACTTACAAAAAGTTCCTAGAACTGAAGATTGGGGAGAGATCTCTGAACTACCAACAGAACAGTTTATAAATCAAAATGGTATGAAGTATCCCAAGTATAGAGCTTTTAACTGGAAGAAATGACAGATTCTAGATTTCCAAATGACGTTTCCGAATTCGGAGTAGAAATAGAAACAGATACTGTCATTAAGCAAACAGTAAAGGGGAGGGTGCAAGAATATAAAACTTTCTACAAAGACGGAAATACCACAATCCTCCCTGTTGACTCAAATGGAATAGTATTACCAGAAGCAGAACCAATATACACAAACGGAGTCTGGGATCAAAGTAAAATAACGGAACCAAATGTCAATAGTAGGGGTAGAAAAACAAATGTAACCATAGCTGGATTGCAATCAGAGACAGGAGTGTTCCCACCATCTACAGCTGAAAGCACAATATATACGGGCGTTGTAAACCAACAACTCAAAGATTCAACAAAAAATCATGCCAATGCAGTTGGTGATCCTGTACCATCATATACAACAATATCAGAATATTCAACTGAAATAACAAGAGAAATAAATCGACTTGAAGCAGAGTTGGCTCAATCAACAAATAATAAAGACAGAAACGCACTAACTAAGAAGATTAGGAGTCTACAAGAAAAATTAGATTCAGAAAATGATTTGTTGTTACCAGACGGAGCTACTGGTGTTCTTGCAAGGGGAGCGGAAAATTACGATAGTGAAGAAGATATAATGTTCTTCCAAACTGTGAAATATCCAATGGATATGTCCGATCAACAGGATCGTTTTTCTATAACATGTTACTCATATCAAGCTCCCTACGCTACTGCAACTGAGAAAAGTAATATAGGATCGGCATACGGAGTTCAAAGATCATCACCATACAGAAAGAAGTTAGGTGCTGGACTCTTGTTACCCATGCCTAATAATATGGTAGATGGTAATGCAAGAAAATGGGAAGAAGACAATATAAACAACCAAGCATTAGATGCTGTAAGAGCGTCGATGAGTAACGGTATGTCGCAAATCATAGCAGGTAAACTTGGTCTCAATGGATTCCAAGCTTTCCTTAAGAATACTATGGGAACTCTTAGAAGTGCAACTCAGCAGTCTGGTAGGCAAGAATTATTTGCAAACGAGATTAGTCAATTAGTTGGCGATATGGGATATGATGTAAGTGCAGACACTATATTAAGTAGAACTGCTGGTGTAATTGCCAATGCAAATACAGAACTACTATTCGCTGGTGTTTCTTTACGATCATTTGAGTTTAACTGGTTGATGAGTCCAAGAGATATAAGAGAGGCAGCACAGGTAAGAATGATAATTCGTGCTTTGAAACAATGGTCTGCTCCTAGAAAGTTAAAAAAACTAGTGTCTGGAAAAGATGGTGCGGATGCAAGAGGAACTGGACAGGCTGGTGGTCCTACTTACTTCTTAGGAACTCCAAATATATTCAGACTAAGATATCTTACCAATGGCAACAAAGATATTCTTGGTGTNAATAAATTCAAACCATGTGCTTTAACTGATATAAACCTTAACTATACTCCAGAAGGAATGTGGATGGCATATCAGGATGGTCAACCTGTCGCTGTACAGATGTCACTTAAATTTAATGAATTAGAACCTATATACAACACAGATTATAGTCCTAACATAATGCCAGGCAGAGAATTTGACAAGAGTAATTCTGAGTCAATAGGAGATTTAATGCCTATAAGTGTTATAAGACAAGATTCACCTTACACAGCTGACGTAGGATACTAAAATGCAAGGATATTTTTCTTATCTACCAAATATAAATTACGTTTCTAGATCTACCGATAGGAGTTCTAATGATGAATTTATACAAGTTAAAAACATTTTTAGAAGAGCTAAGATCCGTGATGACATGTTGAATATTGTCACAGGTTTTGATGACTATACAATCGTGGGTGATGGAAGGCCAGAACAAGTGGCACAAAAGTTATATGGAGATCCTAGATTTGATTGGGTTGTATTGATAGCAAATAATATTACAAAAGTGAGAGATCAATGGCCTCTCACTGAAAATGATTTTAGAAATTATCTTCTTGACAAATATGGTAGTGATGAAAAATTAGCAGAGATACATCACTATGAAACTAAAATACTAACAGATGATAATGGTAGACTAGTTGTGCCTAGAGGATTGAGAGTTGATTCTAATTTCAACATGAGTTATTTGGAAAGAAACCCTGTGAGAGAGACAACAGTTTCATATAGTGGTATACCTCTAAATGATACATCAACTATTGACAATGCTGGAACTGTAAAAGATGCCAATGGCAATACTATTATTCACAGTAATATATTCCCAGTATCAAACTACATGTATGAATTAGATATAAATGATTCCAAAAGAAGAATAAGAGTCATAAGACCAGCATTTCTAGATCGTGTGGTATCAGATATGCAAGATGTGATGAAATACAAAAAGTCATCACAATATGTCAATAAGAAACTTAAAAATGCAGACAACCCCAGACTAAGGGGAGGCTAAAAAAAAAGGGGTCGTGAGACCCCTTTCTTATTGTTTACTCTTCTGCGAGTTTCTGGAAGTAACTTAGTGCGTCATCTTCCTCCTCGTCGGTTGCAGATGCGGTTGCAGCTGCGGAAAGATTAGCAAGTTCTTCATCTACAGTAGCACCTTTACCCTCACTCAAATCTTCTAGATCTTCATCAGCGACTCTTCGTGTAGGAGTAACTACTTGTTTAGTTCCAAGAACTGTATCTAAACGTGACTTAAGTTGTTCATATGTCTTGAACTGGTCAGGAGCAGTGAACTCACTGAGGTCATAGATCTTATCATAGATCTTTTCTAACTCAGCATCATCATCTAACAATGCTTCTGTCTTACCAAACTCTGAACTATCATAGTTCCAGAATCCAGCGACCTGTTTAATCTTCAACTTGAAGTTAGCACCTTGCCAAAAATCAAATGGATTGATTGCTTCTTCATCATCGAACTCAGGTTGCATTGCAGCAGTGATCTTATCAAAGATCTTCTTACCAAACTTGTATAGTTTGACTTCTCCTTCGTTCTCAGGATTGATAGAATCCTTTACAACATAGACGTTTGCATAGTAAGAAAGCTTACGCTTTTGCTTACGAGCAATATCTTTGTCTGATTCTCTACCACTGTTCCAGAGACTTCTATTGAGTTCTCCTACAGGATCATCCTTACCAATAGTGGTTAAACTATTCTCAATATACCAACCGCCTGTTCCTTGGAAAGCGTGACTCCAAACTTGAGTCCATGGCAGTTCACAATTAGCATGTGCAGGGAGGAATCGAATAACTGCGTATCCGTTACCCGCTTTATCTACAGCTGG